TGAGGCACCGGTGCTTCACGGTTGTCAATCTTAGCTTGAGCAGCTTCTTCGAGAGTTCCCCCCGATTCAGTAACTGCTACAATCTCTGCGGCTGTAAGGTTCTCAACCTCTGTGTTCAAATCTTCTAGGGCTGCTGCGGCCTCACGTTCTTGTACGTCCCGAATGAACTTTACTTCGAGCAACACTTGTTCATCGGGAGATAGGTTGGTGTCTATGCGTTCAGGGTTTGGCTTAGAGCCTATGGTTAGGTTCTGTGTGATCTTACCAGCAATCTTACGAGACTCCTTCTTGTCGCTTGAGAAAGCTAGGTCTTTACCCAACTGGTTCACAAGCGGAATAGGTGGGGCCTGAATTGTACCGTCACGTAGCCGGTCAAGATAGACTTCTAACTCTACCTCTCCCTTGATCAATCCCTCTAGTAGTGTTTTTGAGATTACAGTGCTTGCCATTATTCAGACCTCTTTACTTCTTCACTAGCTATTTTGGCTAGGACTTTATTGGCTTGTGCCTCATCACCACTCTCGATAAGCTGTTGAATGTCTCCTATACTGAGTGTATCATAGACCTTCGGAATCTTACGTAGCATGACAGAGATGTTATCCTCTGCAAACTCTGCGGTCAAATCCCGCAGGTTCGCTAAGGTGTCCTCAATCATGTCCTCTGAGAAGTCGGTAATAAGGTTACCCACCGTTTTCCTCACTTCCTTCCTCACCACGGCGTTGAGCATCCTCAGTACCACCGTCGTTGTTTGCTACCTGTCGGCCTTGACCTGTGTTAGTTTGTACGGCTTCCATACGTGCCATGAATGCCTCATACAATTCTGACAGTTCGTTGTCCTTGAGAATCTTCTGTGCTCCCAACGTACCAAGCATCTGCTGAACCTGTGGGTTCTTCTCAAGCCTGTCCTGTCGGATTCGGCGTAGTACTTCGTCTGGGTCTTTGTCAGGGTGCAACTCTCGGATTGCATCGTACTGATCAATAGTCCCTGCCTGTACTTCCTGTGCAACAGACTGCTTCTTAGCAAACTCGTTGTCAGGTTCTAGGACGTTTACCTTGACAGATACTGGTCGGCTACCTGTGAATATACGGGGGGAAACTTCACCGAACTCTTCCTCCGTAGTACCCAAAGATATATTGACTGGGTGCTTCACAGCATTCTGCATGTAGAGTCCCAGCTTTCGTGCCAATTCAGTGAGCATCATCTCACTAGCTGCTGCCATCCCCTGATACCGCAGTCTTGCCTGTCCAAGCTGGATGTTCTGATCACGACCTGATGTAGTACCGGGGTTCCTGAGTCCAGCCAGTGGACGTGGAGCCGAAGCCTCAGAGATGATAGCGGACGTGTTGAATTGGTGCCCTTGGAGCATTTCTGGTGGAAGTTCTGGTTTGAGTGTGTCAAGAGTTGTTCCCTCCGGTATCTCGTAGACCTTTCCATATTCCATTCGCTTACCAGCAAGTGCTGATGCGCCTTCACCTGTGGCTGTGCGGATAGGCCAGCCTGATGCGATCAATACAATGTCAGTGATAGAGAAGTTTCGTGACTCTGATGCAAGAACACCCCGCAACATTCGCAAGAATCCCATGTATCGGTTCTCTGGTTTACGTTGCTCGTCAATGAATCCCATACCTGAGTCACCAACAATGTATGGATGATCACCAAGCTTGTGCTTAGTCCCTACTTTGATGATCTCTTCCTGATCAATGAGTACTGCTCTTTCCCCCTTGTCCCAAAACTCCACAACTTCCACCCTGTCGGTGAACTTCATACCCTGTGGTCGCTCGTAGGTGGGGTACACGCTCTCCATTTCACCAGCCATGCGACTGTTGACCTGAATTACCCACTCTGGCTTGTCGTGCCAAGGGTCAGGCATGACTTCAGAGGGATGAAGCACTGTGTGAGAGAACGGCATATACTCATCGTTTATACCTTCCTTGTCCTCTGACTTTTTGACATCCCATTTCTTCACATAAGTGGTTTTTGTCACTGACATACCGTACGTACCAAGCTGTTTGTTGGCTGCTCGGTAAGGAGAGGATGAAGGTTGTCGTTCAAGCCACGTCATTGAGGCTCCGTAGAACTTCTTCTGTGACTGTGCTCGCTTAGTAGAACCCGGTGTAGCCGATTTCCTAGGTACCTTGATGTCTCGGAACTGCGGTGAAACGTGATCAACCGCCGTGTCCACAATAGACTTAGCGGTCGGAAGCATTACCTTCTCGTCGTCGTAATCATCAGGCAGTCCAATGTCGAGGGTTTTGTCTAGTGAGTACCACCGTTCATCCTCTTTGAACTCCGCATGCAGAATGGCATAGAAGCCTTTCATCTGCTCTACGAGATCGTTTAGATCACCTACATTCTTTACAAGGGACATTGATTGCGTCCTCCAATTCCTGTCTAGTCTTTGCTGCGCCAGTCCAATCGTTCAGACGTGTGAGCCAATCATCAAAATCTGTAGAGGCTACGAAGCTTCGTGCAACTTTCCTCTGTATCACTCTTTCAATCATAACACGTGTCCCATACGAACGTCCTTTATACTTCTTGGGAATCTCTCGTCCACTCACAACACCATGACCATGTAGATCATCATGAGTAGTGGAGATAACCGCCTGAATGATATTCAGTTCTGGTCGGTCGTTCTCATACTTTACTGGTTGTGGGCACATTCAAGCATCTCCTTGTAAGAATTGTGGTTTATACCACAACGCTCTAATGGGTAGTCGGCACGTTTCAAAATTCGCTCATAACATTCAAAGGGGTTACGCTTCTCCCATAGTGAGGGGGGGATATCCTCTGAAATATCTTTACCCCAAGTGGCGTAGTCCCTACCAGCAGCCCCTTCTGCTGACACAGGTTTGGCAACATGCTTCAGTGCTTCAAAGGCCATAGCGTATGAGAGAACACAGTCATCATGTCCATACAGACCTTCGAGCTTACCAGTCTTGGGATTCTCACCAAAGCCAGAGAACTCTTCTAGTGTGTCTGCATCATAGATCATAGATTCACCTGTGCGGATAGCGGTTCGTAGTTCAGCAAGGATAAGTCCTCTGTTACTTGAACCTGTGTGCCAGCCTAGGTTTTTCTCTGATGTCTTGTATATGCGAGATTTAGGATAAGGCCTTCGCTCCTCACCCTTGGTGTCCACTGTGTTAGTGAATGACCGGAGAACTGCTGTGCCTTCCCCCTGCTTCTCGTTGATTAGGAAAGGGAATCCGTACATGGACAATAGCTTGTGCGCCTCATCAATGAACTCATCCAGTCCTTGGTTTGTTTTACAGATGGCAACTTGATCGCCTGACGAATTGAGGATTTGACAGATTGCACCGTCACCCCCTCCCGGCGCAGGGTCGATACCAGCCCCGTAAGTCTCGTTCTCATCAGGAGCTTGATAGATTGTAGAATAGTCTCCGAACTTCTTGCCTTTTCTAACGGGCATGTTGTTGAGCGAGTCAATGTCGAAGTAAGGCTCTTGGATAACGGCAAATGCATCTGCAATGGTGATAGGGTATTCTTGTCGATGCTTACCGGGGGACTCTGCATCTCGCTCTGTGGCTTTCCACCACTTGAGGTCACGTCCCGGCCTAACGTTGTATTTGATGAAGAGAGGGGTAAATGAGTTGAGCTTGAGGGATGCTTTCCTCCAGATGTCGTAGAAGAGATTCCCCTTACCATTGGCTGTGGAAATTCCGATAAGTTTACCGTGTTCAACAGTTGGAAGGATAGCTGTATAAATGGTTCGTGCGTATTCTTGGAATGCCCACTCGTCAAGTATGACCACAGAAGCTGACTCGCTACGTCCTGCCTCTTCTCCAGCAGCAAAAGACAAGATACGAGAGTCGTTGACCGGGAACTCAAATTCTGTATCATTGTTCTTGCCCACTTCGTACTGCATCCAGTCGGGCATGTTCCTGTTCACGTAAGCACAACGCCACTTGAATCGGGTAGAAGCGGTACCGTCCTTGGAGATCACCACAACAGTTGAGTTGGGTCGGAACCTCGCATACCAAAGTGCTAGTGCTGCGTATACCCATGATACTCCAATCTGTCGTGCTTTGAGGATAATGATTCTGTCGTATTGCTGTGTGGCACGTACCACACTCTCCATGTGAGGCCATGCCTCGAACAAGATTTTACCCTTCACTGGGTCAGAGATATATACGTAATTGATAATCCAGTACCAAGGGTCTAGGGAGCACCTAGTTAGCTCTGCAACCTTTTCCTCGTCGGTAAGGGGGGGAACATCTACTTTTATTTCAGATGGCTCATTCTTGGTCGGGGTCACCAATTTCAAATACTCCTGTGGCTGGGTTCTCTATGAGTGTGGGTATGGTTTCTATGCCTTGACCTAAGCCGGGGTGTGACTCGATGAGTTTGTTGATGGCTGTAGCCGCTGCCTCTGCTAGTGCACCTGCGCCATTGGAGTTGTTCATAATCTCTTGTGAAGCTTTACCAACAGACTGGTCAATGATGTACTTAGCAGCAGAAACCTTGAGGGCCTCATTACTAGATGTGAGTGCTTCCTCCATAACCTCTAATGCTTTTGGCATCATGTTGGCTACGTCCCTCTTGGTAAGGGCACTCTGGACTTGTTTGGATACTGATGTTTGTGAACTGCTCATAGGTTCATTATAGCATGTATAGGGGAGTTGTCAAATTTTTTTGAACTTTGAAAATTTTCAGGTCAGATAAAGGATATATAGTATAGGTGGGTCGAACCGAATCAGGAGGGGGTCTATTACTTTTAGTAAGTAACTTACTTTTAGTTAGCACCTAGGGATTAGTTAGTGCCTGTCGATACCTGCTATGAAATGCATGAATCAAATTGCATGAATCAAATGTCACCTATCCCAGCGTCAATAATAATGACTGACCGGTCAGTTTGTTTGGTAAGGGGCACGGCAAATCTTACAAGTGACATGGCAGATAATCTGCACTCCCCCCACTCAAAGTTATCTAACAAAACTGTTAGTCAAAACACACCATTCACACACCTAAATTAGAACATATGAGCTAGCAATTCGCCTAACTGGGTGACACAATAAATATATCGAAATAAGAGACCTACTCCAAGTGATAGGTACTAACTGCTTACAAGATACCGTTCATTCGTGAACAACAAATTAGTCCGAAATTGGTGCGAAACACTATAGACATGAGGTAGGTGAGAATATAGAATTACTAGTACGTTATTGAAGTGGTTATATACCACGAACCGAATAGGCAACTCCAGCCACAAAAATAAGAGGCGATATGCGTTACTGCAAGCGAAAGCAAGGAAACGTATCCGATCACCAATGCAAGCCACGCTTCCACAAGGAATGCGCTCAAGCTAGGCAAGTGATTACTGCAAACATTCCAAGACGCAAGTCTATGGCACGGAATCAGCGCACTGGATACTGCCACTATGCAACCGAATACATAGCCTGCGATCACGGTTACTGTCGTGAAAAGCAGGGGGAAAATCTATCTAAAGTGATATCAGGATTATATAATGCTGACGGTCATAAACTAGGTAAGAATCCGAAATCTACCAGACCACCTATTGGGCGAATGTCCGATGGCAAGCCTAACCCGGCCTTCCGAACTAATCGGATGACGAAGAAGGGCACCATAGACAAACGAACCAACTGGAAACTGTATCCAACTTGGAACGCATATATGGAAGCGGGAAAATGAAACACATTTGTCAACCGATAGGCAGCACGATTCTGCTATCAGGCAACCGAATAATGCACGTTACTAACTGTCGAATCTGTGGCAGAACGGTGGGGAAATCATGAGGAATCACGAGTGCACGAACAAATGCTCAGAATCGCACAAAACTGGTCGGGTTTAGACTTGACAACCTGAAAACACTCAGGCAAAATTGAATACGTCAACTCCAGACGAAAAAATCAGAGGCAATGGTATAAACCACAATCGGAGGAACCATGTACTACTTCAAAGTAGTCAAAGATCACATGGGTTCAGATGATGCATACACTGCACAAGGTAAGCAGTTCGGCAACATCGAAACCAAACAGGGATTTGAACGGCAGGTTATGACCATCTACGACGATGATGATATCTGCTATTACACAATTCACTACTGGGGCGATGAAGATGAACAATCTATCTTCGCACCACTCGACTGGGCTAGCTACAACGCTGGCGCAACTAAATGTAAAATCAACGGGGAATGGCTATGATCGTAACTGTCACATCACAAACCCAGAACAAATTCACTGGGCAGGAATACGTAAAAACTGAAGTAGCAGTAGTTGTACGTCCTGAATGGAATCTAGCACAGGTACTGCGCAAGATAGCCAAAGATTCTCCACTACAGTATCAGCACATAGTTGATCGCCACTTTACCATTGAGGTGTCGTCATGAGTTTCACGAGATTGAACACTGCAAACCAACAAGAGGTGCGGGACTACGCAGCGTCGTGGAAGTTCGCTACCGCTGGTAACCCTAATCACTGGAAGTATTTCGCATGGGCAAACGGCGAACTGTACAAGCAATTGCCTGATTGGTTACGAACTGAAGTCGTAGACGGTCAACCGTACGCAAACGCTGCGGAGATGTTTGAAGATATCGACAGGCATACGCTCAAGGTGAGTCGAGAGTTTGCCGATGAACATCCAGTCTGGAATGAATGGGAAAACATACAATTCCGATTAGTCCACGATTGGCATCATTACCTGTCCAAAGGAAAGTTCACTTGGGTGGGTGAGAAGCTAGCGTGTGCATCACACCTCGAAGCGTTGAAAGATAAGGTGAGAAGCCGACTCTTCGTGAGAGCGGTACGCTATCAACAACTCGAAGCGGTGATAAAGAGTGAATGTCTGGGTCAAACGGCGGTGGGAATCCTAGACGAAAAGTTCCCGCCACAATACATCAAAGAAATGATTGGAGTGTAATGAAACATTCACACGTGTGCGGCAAGTGTTACGAAAAGTTCGACTGTCAGCAACAACTAGTAGCGTGTCAGGCAACGTGCCCAACGTGCTACTTCGGAGGTTAGTATGATTTACACAATAGACTTACAACTGTCATTCAAGTGGCGGTTCAGGGTGCATGCTCGCAACCGAGCGAGTGCAATAGCTCAACTGAAATGGTTCCACGAGAGTGATCTACGCTGGAGTGAGGGTGAGGACTACGGCATTAGTTTCTGGGGTATGGCAGAGGGGCAACCACTGTGATCTTCAGATTGTATATACCACAATCAAGAGTGCCCGATCACGACTGCCTACTCATGACTGAGTTGAGAGGTGTTGCGTGGGTGGCGGGGGGATGTACTTCTTACTCTGCTACGGGTGGCTGGTTCAATGGGCAATGGATTGTTGAGCCGGTAGAGATACGAGAATATGTTGTTGAGAAGATGAAGGCTACAGCAATGAGAGCCACCATCCAACGAGTTGTTGCAGAGTTGCATCGACTAGGTGAAACGAGTGTGCTATGGACTAGCACAGAAGCGGAGATACACTATGACTGATTCACACAAAAATTGGAGTCGAAGTTCTGGATACACAATGCGAGAGATGATAGGTGCAGTGTTGAACACACTCGAAGTTCCTGCTCACTGCAAGCATGCCTTCCCGAACATAGATGCTACAACGCACGATGGTAAGTGGCTTGGTGCATTCCACAAGGCGAGCAACGCTTCAGTGTGGGCACGAACTCAGGCCAACGGGAAGGCATACGTTGAGGTGACAATCAAGCTCAAGGGTAAGCAGGAAATCTTCTACTCGTACAACGAGTTCATGGGTGATACTATGGCTACTGTTGTGGGTATGATCGGACAGTGGGTGCTAGACAACCGAGTACCTGAAACTATTGAAGTTCACGGTAGGACGTACCGTCTGGAGTCGTAACTATGGCTAAAACACACAACGTATTACGTGGTTCATACCACAACATAATGGCTGAGTACGAGAGAGCAACACCTAAAAACAAAGCCGATGGGTGGCAGTGGTACGCTAACATGCGGACGTGGTGTGAGACTGTTGCTATACAGCACGGCACTTACACTAACCGAGTGATCGGTATGTTCGCAGTGTTGAGTCCAATGATAACCGTTGAGCAATGCAAGCGAGCAGTCGTTGAGGTGTTGGTCGATGGTGATACTGATCTGAACTATCCCGCCAACGTAGAGAAGGCGAGACAAGTGCTTGCTGGTAACTACGAGGCAGTGCAGGGTCAGAAGGTGACAGCATTTGAAGAGGCAATCGACCATCCGTGGGGTGACAGTACTCCAGTCATAGACAGGCATGCCGTTGCTGTGTACATGGGTCGGACGGTTAGTGACTACGCACGAGGCGGGTTGGCACGCAAGAAGGTGTTCAATCGTGTCGTTGGTGCGTATCGTAAAGCAGCAAGTGAGCATGGGATTCCCGTTCACGTGATGCAAGCTATCGTTTGGGAATCATGGAGAGAGAGGAACGTATCGAATACGAAGTAATCAGACACCCACGACCAGCCGATGAGGTCAAACTCACGGTGACGGTGCAACAACTAGCGATTATGCATGCAGCATTATCTGTAGCTGCGTATGATCGAGTGGATGTGGTAGGATATTCAACTACCAGTAACAGAGAGGAACAAGACTATCTTGAGCGTGGTCTCAAGGGAATAATGAGGGTAGCAAAATGAAATACAACAACATAAAGTTAGAGCACACAGGTGAGTTCCGTCGTCCAGAGATAGGCGAGTACATCATGCATGATGATGGTCGCATCAGTCGGCTGACCAATCCAACCTATACGTTCTCTGATACGGGTAAGGGTGGAAGCTGGGGTGATCGGTTCATTATCCTTCGTCCCGCACCAGTTACGTACACCATCAAGGGTGTGACTGAAGAAGAGATGGAGCGCATTCGACTGATGGACGTGTCACTAGCAGACGTACCAGCCAAGGCAGAAGTAGAATGAGATTCCAATCCATCCAACAGGTAGGCGACGATCTCATTGCCATTGGTAACGAGGTGCACGTCGAAGATGAAGGTAACTTCATGGTGACCGGTATCTTTGCAGTGCCTGATGGTAAGGGTGGTGTTGAGGTACGAGTCGAAGTCAAGTGCCCCATGTACAAGCACGGTGTTGAGGTGGGTGAGTACGAGATCGAGGTGGGTGTTGAGTCAGTCGAAGTTAGATGAAGCACCAGATTATATGTGCATCGGTAGTCAATGTGACTGCGATCAGCAGCATGAGTGTGACCTAATGTGTCACGGAGATAGAGGTGAAGCATGAAAATAAAAACAAACGTACCACCACCAGTGGTGCAACCAGAGCCAACGTTTGACCTACTGGGTCTGACCAGTGCCGAGGTGAAGATCATTCGACATTGCTTGGATGAAGTCAACTTGAGTCGGGCAGGTCGGAAGCTGGGTGTCAAATCAGACAGTGCGTACACCATACACTCTCAACTGTTCGACATAGACGCAGAAGGGATGCGAGATGCCTAGATATTTAGTGAGTGACACGATCACTGAGTTCCGTAGTTACTTGGTTGAAGCTGAGTCTGAGGAAGCAGCCAAGGCTTTGGTTGATAGATACGCAGAGGATGACCCAAACGGGTCGGACAAACTAGAGTTCGTTGACCGTGGTATAACGGACAGGTTCCAACAAATTGAGGCAACTAAATAGAGGAGTTAGTGTAATGGACGATAAGATCACACCTAAGCAGGTGTTGGTGCTCATAGTTATGGGTGTGTTGACTGTTGCCGTGCTAGCATACTCACTTGCACAGGCATACCAACCTACCATTGACATAGCTAAACAAATAGCTACTGACTATGAGCAGTCCGAAGGAGTGCAATGACAATCATTGGCCGAATAGGTGGAGTCACGTGGTATCGTTGCGACGAGTGCCACACTACATCGAGTAAAAATCTATGCGATATCTGTTAGTGGTGGTGATTGTGATTGCCGCCTTCATAATAGGGTCACATGGACACGAAGAACCCAAGGCTACTGGGGTGTTGGTCAGTAGAGTCATAGACGGTGACACGTTCGTCACCACAGAGGGCGAGCGGATTCGTTTAGCGGGTATCAATGCTCCTGAACGGGGGGAAGCTGGCTCCGCTGAAGCTACGGCTGCTCTTGGCGAATTTATTGCGGGTCGGTTGCTCACTTTAGAGCAGACTTCCACTGATAAGTACGGTCGCACAGTGGCTTGCGTTTACAGGGGTAGTCGTAGCGTGGATAATTACATGAAGGAATATGCGGAAGCATGGAAGGGAGTTAGATGCAACTAACATACCAAACTACAACATACGAAACGACTGGTGAATTTCGCCAGCCAGTAGAGGGTGAATTGTTCTGGGTACAGGGCAAGAAGCCTATCAAAGATGGGTATCCACTACGCTGTAGCGTAGACATTGAACCGTTGGATTACCTCATCATCAACGAGGTCAACAAGACCTACTCTGTGACAACAGGGTACTCGAACTGGGTGTTCAAGAGCATGAAGTTCTTGGAAGCTAAGGTGTGTGGTAGATACAACGGTGACGTGAAACTCACAGGTCTGACCGAGAAAGACTTGCAGTACATGCGTGACAACGGTGCTAATACGATTGCGGGGCAAGTCGTTGCTGAAAACTAAAACAATTGAGACTGTTACGTGTGACGTTGAGGACTGTGGCTTCTCAGAAGAGGGGACAGGGTTGAAGAACATCAACGAGGTAACCATACGCTACATGGAACTGCAAGCAACAGTGAGGCACTTGTGTGATGCTCACATGGCTCGCTTCGACGAGATGTTTGTATGAACCAATACGTAGTGGAGTGGAAGGATGGTGATAGCACCACCACCTTCGCAGAGAACGAAGATCAGGCGGCAAAGTATGCTCGCCAATTCAAAGATGTCAAGCCTTCCAAGGTGAGACTAGTAAAACGAGGTGTGTAATGAGAAAAGAAAGTCATGGAACGACGTACGAATCAACGGGTGAATTTCGGAAGCCTAAGCATGGTGAGCACTACGTTAGTGGTTCATCAGTGCTACGTGCAGGTGGTCAACAGTCTGACTATGAAGAGGGCTTCATCATCATGAAGCCGGTGGTTGTACCAAAGACTATCCTTCTTACAAGGAAAGAGGAAGATTGGTTGAAGGCACGACCTACTAGCCTATCTGAAGTAGAGTTTGGAGTATCGGCTACGTTCAATCGTGAGCATGAAGCTACCCTCAAGCACTACTCAAGTGGCACGGCAAATTCAATCAAGGAGAAGCTGAATGTTTAGAACAACAGGAGAATATCGCCACCCTAGGAATGGGGATTGGTATGATCTAAATGGGTCAATAGTGAGAGCTACCTGCCCTGATGAGGACTACACCTTCGAGAAGATCATCTACGAAGAGGTGCTACCTATCTCCATTGAGAACACGAGCTACGGTGAGTTCATTCACACTGGTGAGACTCGTAGGATTGAGAAGGGTGAGTGGTACTGGACTAGTATCAGGCAAGTGTTGCAGATGAAGCATCGTACTATTGGTGAGTATGAAGTAGCTTACCCTGTTGCTGTTGAAGGCATCGAAGCCACGTTCAACGATAACAAATACGTGTCAACGGGTGAGTTCAGAGTACCAAAGGTGGGGGAAGTGTACTGGTCAGACATGTTCAGCGATCTACGCAAGGCAGTCTTCCCTTCAACACACCGTCGTATCTACAAGCTGGCAGAGCGGACATACACTGTCACTCTCACTCAGCGAGAAGTAGATCGCCTTTCAGATAGCGTGTTCAGAATCAACAGGGGCATAGCAAAGAGAGCGGTGCATAAATAGCTTGCTTTAGCGAAGGCAAGTGTGGTACACTACAGGTAAGGGGGTGAAGATAATGAACATCAGAGAGAAATACGAACAGCAGATTGGTGCCAACGTAGGCACTGCAATGCAAACACTCAAGCGATATGTCATGTACGACCTTGGCTGTAGTGAACCAACGATAACGGTGCCGACCGATGAGTGTGGTATATGCCACAAGCCATTGGCACGAGAGGACATGAGCCTTGAACACAAAATTCCATGGCGCAATGCACCCAATGCGAAGGAATTATTCTGGGATTTAGGTAACATTGGGTTCGCCCATAAGAAATGTAATCTGGATAATAGCCGCACGATGCAAGCATTCAAGGCTCGTGGACATTACAAACCGGGGTTATCACCTGATGATAATCACGGTACAACAAACTATCGCAAAGGATGCCGATGTGATGTGTGCTCTACAGCAACGTCAACCTACATGAAGGCATGGCGAGAAAGGAATAAGAATGGCAGCAAAAACTAAGGAAATAGCAGGACAAACTGTCCTAACTAACAAAGGTAAAGGGCAGTTGGGGGTCAATCACAACTCCCTCCGACCAGCAGCGGCAGAGATTGAACGCTTCATTGAGTGGTACACGCAGGAGATTGTAATTGACAGCTACACTCTACCTGTGGTACTCACCATTCAAACACGAGCAAAGAAGTCCAACAAGCTTGGTCACTTCCTAGCTGCGTATGATTGGGAAGATGCAAAGAAACCTGCCGGTGGTGCATGGTCATCACGTGAAGGTAAGCCAGCGCATGAGATCAACATCGTGCCTGAGATTTTCAAGAACGACCCTCTTGATATCCTTACCACTGTTGCGCATGAGGTTGTACACATGTACAATTGGAACACTCAAGTGAAGGACACTGCTAAGTCAGGCCGACACAACGGAGAGTTCAAGGATGCAGCAGAAGGATTTGGTTTAGTCGTTGAGAAAACTGAACAGAAGTCTATCGGTTACACGACGGTAGGATTTGATGACGAGACACGTAAGCGTATCGACAAAGAGTTCAAGCCTGATGTAGCTGCGTTCGCATACTTCAAGGGAGCACTGATCGAGAAGCCACCTGCTCGCAAGACAACGGTAGCTTTCCATGTACCAGAGGATGACTCAGCCCCTCTTATTCGCCTTGCAAAAGGTAAAGCCGAGGCTGCTGATGGTAATCTGACATGGAAAATCGGAGACAAGACCCTCAATTATGTGCGAAAAGCAGAGTAGTTTTGAACCTTTTATATTCTTTTTAGATACAAGTTTTTGTAAGAGTCTTTATTTACCTACAGTATTGCAGGGGAGATAATAAAGGAAAGGTCTGTTTCGTACTCAATCTTTTGAATACGGTTTGACATGTCTATTTTCTATTGTCTATACTACAAGTAAGGAGGTGACTAATGAAAGCTAGCAAAGCTAATATAAAAAAGTACGATGAACAGTTAGGCATGAGTGTGCATATAGCTACCAACAGGTTGAAGAAGCAGATCATGTTCGACTTGGGTGACGCTAATGGTGTGATCACTAAGAGTACATCAACTTGTTGTATCTGTGAGAATCCACTTAGTGTAGAGGACATGAGTATCGAGCACATGAAACCGTGGCGTAACCAACCTAATGCCATCGAATTGTTTTGGGACTTGAAGAACATAGGATTTGCCCATCTCGTTTGCAACGTGGGTAATACCAGTCAGACAGTAGGCAACCACAACAGGGCAAGGTACATGAAGGGCTGTCGCTGTGAGTTGTGTGTTGCAGCAAACCAGAACTACCAAAATGGTTGGAAAGCAAAGCAATACCCTAAGGCGCACAGGCATGGTACGCTCACCAACTACCAGTATGGCTGTCGCTGTACCCTGTGTGTGGACAACAACAAGACTTACCACCAGAAAAGGAAAAAGACAATAAAGGAACCTGAGGTCTGGACAGTGGAGGATTTATATGAAGAGGGGTAGTACTGATTGGTACGACCCAATCTTAGAACACGTGAAGGATTTCTATGCTGAGTTAGCGTTACTAAAAGAGGCCAACTATGACCTGACCCATAGAGCAAACGCTCAACATTACTACACATACCTTGATGCAACTGAGAAGGTGCGTGATCACTGGAAAGAGATCAAGTCAGTGATGATGGGATTGAATCGAGCAGAACAACTAGGGCCTGTCCCTAAAAAGGACAAAGGAAAGAGGAAAACCAAGTGAGACTAAGAAAACGGGGGGAAGTCCCCTCATACATGAAGCCAACCAAAGTAAATGCTAAGACCATACACCACAGTCTGGTCGAAGGTACGTTTACGAAAGTCGGCACTGATATCAGTCCTGTTTACGGAATCAACAGGGCACAGCGTAGGGCTATGGCTCGCACACTGAAAACAAAATGGGTTCCCTTCAATTGGATGCTGATCAAAGACCCTGAAACTGTGCTCAAAGCATACGCCGATATCATCGGTGTGCCTAAACAGAAGAAGAACTTTGGTGGCGTTAGATACCAACAGGCATAGGAGGAATTATGCAATTGGAACTAGATGGTGTGAAGTACACATCAACGGGTGAATTTAGAGTCCCCCACGTAGGGGAGTACTACGTCACCAAACAGGGTGATGTTTCTCATGAGAGATACAACTCAACACGAGACACTTACCACACTAACGGAGAACGAATCATTCTGGAAGTTGCATCTAAGCAGATCGTAGGATATGACGTTACTCTGACACCAGAGGAACACCAGAAGTTCATGACGTTCGCAAAGTATGGGTCTGTCCGTCCAGTAGCAGAACGAGCGGTGCAAGTATGGAAGTAACAAAGAATGGTAGGACGTTCACCTCCACTGGTGAATACCGTAAGCCTACACAAGGTGAGTACTTTGTTCAGGCAGAGCATGGTAGCTCTATTGGTGACCCGCCAAGTGTAGGTCGTCAGGGGCATGCGCAGAGTGCCAACACTACAATTGACGAAGGCCGACGTGTCATCTTGCGGGAAGTATCCACAAAATACTACGTTGCCAAGATCACTAGCATCAAAGGCTACCGTCAAGATGGTGGACATGAGTTCTGCATTGGACTCAAAGGTGAAGGTGATCGAGTACAAGTTGACCCTGTTGAATCAGAGTTGACGTACGAAGGCGTTGCCTTGGAATCTTCAGGTGAATACCGACACCCACGTAAGGGAGACTACTTCCTTGCTGACAGTGATGCAGTACGGTTGCACACAACCACTGCAAGTCGGCCTATCATAAAGGCTAACGGAAACTGGTCTGAAGATCGAGTCATTCTCCGTAAGAAAAAGATACCTAATACTGGTGTCATTTTCCAGACGGAAGAAGAGTTCAAGCGTGGTGCAAACTTCTGCATGTACCTTGAAGAGTGGAC